TTTCTTGGCAAAGCTTCAGGATCTTCTACATTAAAAAGATCAAGACCTAAAGTTTTTTTCACATTGGAAAGATGCTCTTTGGTTTGCATATCGCTTAAAACTTTGTCCACGTAATCCGTTTTCTTTTTCAAAGACTCTGGATCTTGTGCATAAGCTTTTATTTCGTAGTTTTTATTAGATATTCCGTTTACAACAATATCCACAAACTTAGCTATAACAGGTACCGGTTTCCAGTCTAAATTTAAGTAAGACAAATCCCCGTTGATTGAAAGTTCATCTTTGTACTTTTGAATAGGTTGCTCGCCTCTAGCATAAAGCCTTAAGCTGTGGAAGTTGTTGAAATTTGTAATAAACCTATTGTTAGCGCTTCGAGTACTCCCGAACCATTCTCCTTCAATAGCTCTTCCAACCATTTCTCCATATTCTAAGCTAGCTTTTTCAGCGTTACTTACAACTTGACTAGGAAAAGAGCTGTTATAGTTAGTATTTATCATTTATATTATTTTTGATGTAAATCCATTATTATCGTATTTCTTAAACCCTAAGCTTATAGCTTTGATTTCTCGCTTTGCAACTGGCGTATACTTGTTTTTGTTGCAAGCCATTATAGCTAAGCCTGAACTAATAGAAGCATCGTGCTTTGTTCTATTATTTATATTAAATTTAGCCCAGTCTTCTAAAGTTCTTTGCAGGTACATATCTCCGTACCCGTCTTCTTTTCTCCCAACAAATTCTTCTATGTATGTTTCTATGGCAGAAGCATGCGCTTGCTTTATATCTTGGCTAGAGTTTGGAATACCTCCAATTTCTTTTTCAGTGACTGAAAGTTTATGAATAGTTTTATCCGGTCTATTCATAGCGAAACCCCTATAGCCTCTTCTTTTAAAATGATACAATAACCTAGGCTTATTATTTTCCGCTAATATAGGCATGCCGTAAAATACACAAGCCATTAGCACGTCCTCAAAAAATATCTCTGCTGTTTGAGGTCTAGAGATATACTCTAAAAAGAAATGATTAGTAGGAGCGTCTTCCATACTAAACTTAGTTAGTCCATGCAAAGCTCCATTGGAACCTTTTTTGTCTACTGTACCAGATATATCATAACTGTCACAACCAAAAGCTCCTATATGTTCATTACCTGGATACTTTACACCATTCTTTATTATCACGCGGTTTTGTAAGTTATACGAAGGAACCCAAGTTATTTTAAATCTACCGTTTTTATTTGGATAAAATTCAACCGCTGTGTCCTTTATGCCGTTCTTCCATTGAAAGCTACCTGTAGTAACTACAGCAGAATTTTTAAGGTCTTCATTGTAATCTACTTGCTCATATATTTTTGTCAAGTTAAATAAAGATTCTTTTGCTTCGTCTCTAAACGCGTGTTTTTCTGTTCTAGGAAATTGACGATAAAATTCGTTTAGCCCGTCTTGATCATCTTTTAAACCTTCAACTTCGTTTTCCCAGTGCTCTATAACGCCCATGTCTATTAGTTCACCATCAATCCCTTTGATAGGTTTTTTTGGCGTATCGAATACAGGTAACCCATAAGTGTCGATGTATCCCTCGTAATTCCATTCCATAGGTATGAACAAAGAATATAGTCCTGAGCCAGTTTGTCCGTTGCGGTTTCTTTTTTCGGCATTAGAGTTTTCGTATAATTGCTTAAAATTTGCCCCTCCTTTTTCTAAAGCGTTAGATGTTGAGCCCATCATGCATTTGCCAATAACTTTGCTACCTAGCCTTAAACAGGTTTTAGTAACTCGCCAGTTGTTTAAAATGTTATCTGGCTTTTCCCACTTTCCACTTTCGTCGTGTACTAGTAGTTTTAATTTTTCACCGTCATAACTGTTGTCCCCTGTATTTTTCCAGTCAATTGTAGTGTCTAATCCTACAAGTTCTTCTAGTTGTTCATTAGAGTCTAACTTTTTTCTAGTTAACTTACTTGCTGGTATTCTATATGCTAATTCAGTTTTCGGTCTATCCATACCATCTTGTATGGGTTTAAAAAAGAAAGGGTAGTTAATAGATATGGGTACAACTTTATCTGTAAACATTTTTTTCGCATCAGCTCCTGACTTTGATAGTATACCAAAACGAGCATCACTAGACATTGTTGCTTGGTGGGTTGTTTCTGCAGATGACATAAAAGAAAATCCAGAACGTCTATTTTTTAAATAGCACATGCCGTAACTTCTTTTATCTGCTTTACAAGCCTCCCAAAATATAAAAAACAATCTGTTTGACTCTCTAAAATCAGGATGACCTACGTCAATCTTTGTCCACTGCAAGTACATATAGTGTGTGCCCGTTACATATGTAGGCTTACCGTTACTATAAAACCAAAAACCTTCATCTCTGTAATTAAATTCTTGATCAATATAATCGTACCACTTTTCTTTAAAGTCCGACGGGTATTTTTCCCAATCGAATACGCTTTTTATTTTGCTTAATTCTTTTGGATATTCCGCAGCCTCCCAGAACTGTTCATCTTTTTTATCTGAGCGTTTATATACGTTCTTTGCTGCTTTAGGTAAAGCGATCTTAAGATTCTGGATATCATAAATTTCTCCAATCTCTCCAGTCTTACTAATAACCACGATATCATGCTCAGCATTGTAACCATACTCCCACTTTTTGTAACGATTCATTTGCTTAATTATCTTAGGCTTAATGTGATCGTCGTCTATTTTATATAATGTTTGCTCATACATAATTACTTGGATCTTCCTTCAGCAAAACCCTTAAATGTTTTTTCTTCTTTTTTAACATCCTTAGGTTTTTCGTTAAGTCTTTCTTCTTCTTCCTCGATCCTCGATAGTATTTCAAACGCATCGAATATAGCTAGCTTTTTGGTAGCTGCTGCGTTTTTTAATTTATCCGCTGACAAATCATCCTCAGAATCAACAATAGCTTCTTTTGCTACTTTAATCAACTCTTCAACCGCTCTTTGACCAGCCTGGATTATATTTTTCTTCGTTTCCTTTGTATTCATATTTAATTACAATATCATTAGATTTCATACAATAAAGCTTTTCTCCGTCTATCGTAAATTCAAATTCACTATTAGGTGTAAACCCTATTAGGTCTCCTGGAGCTATTTTAAGCTCGTTTAAGGACTTGTTACCGTATTTTAGTATACCAACAAGTTCTTTCTCTTTTTTGTCGCTAAAAATGTTAGTTTCTTTTACTGGAGCTACAAAGCATCTTTCGTTAAAAGACTTCCAATTTCCATTTCGCTTATATAAGTATATTTGATCTGGTTGACAAAAATAACTATCTTCTTTAAAAAACTTACTACTATTTACATCTTTGCCTTGTTGATTATAAAACCTTCTAAAAACGTTATGATGTATAATAATTTCATCTCCGACCTTTATAGGTGTAAAATAAGCTAAAGGTATAGACTCTACCTTTGCTACCTTGTTTATAAACTTAAACTTTTCAATGCTGGTATTTAGAACCAAGCTTTTGTCACCTACTTTTATGTCGTTATTGTATCTTCCTCCTACAGGCGTTACAATAAAGTCGTAAACGCTATTCATTAGTATTCTAAATCATACTCGACAGATATAGCCATGTTAGAGTTAAACTTCTTCCATGGCATTACCTCATCTTTTTTTTTGATATAAATACTATAAGAGCTATCATTTTCACTAAATAGTATAGCTGTAATAGTATGGCCTCCGTAAACTTGCTGCCCTACTGCGTAGTGCATTGCATCGTTTTTGTAATCAGAACCTATGCTAATTTTCCTTACAACCGTGCCCATTATTTACTTTCTTTTTTTATTTCAGTATATTCTCCTGTTTCTAAGTTGACGTTTACAGAGCCATATTTTTGCTCTAGTTCTTTTTTAACTTCGTCGCTTTTTCTAGTTACTTCTGAAATATCGTGAAGCAAATTATGTTTTTGCACTTCTAGTATACCAATGTCTGAAAATAGCTTTTGCTGGGCTTGCTGGTTACTAATAATTAACTCTAGTTCTTTTTTTGTAATTTTTTGTGTTTTCATTTTATTATATTTAATTTAATTGCTTTACTATAAAATCACCTGAATAAGTAAGTTATTACTTATCTGATAAAAATTATACTGTTTGCGTTTATGTTTACTGCAGATACTATTTTAGTTACGATAACAGGTAAAAACCCTGTAGCAATACCTTTAAAGGTGACGTTAGTGTTATCGTTTCCTAAGTTAACTACTATAGATGCTGCCGCCGCTGAGTCCGTTAGCTCTCCTATGTAAATAGCAGAAGGCTCCGTAGGAGTTGCTGGAAGTGAAGCTACCTGCGTAGCTGATGTTGCAAAATCTGGTTGATTTCCGAATTGTCCCATTGTTTTTTGTTTAGTTATTTGTTATTTTTAATTCTTGATATTTTAATCCTAAAAAGCTATTTATACCTTCGCCGCTTACGTCAACTGAATACGTAGCCCATCCATAAGGGTGACTAATGCTGCCGTCCTCGTTTTCCTCAAGGTCGCGCCACAAGACATCAACTAGATAATCCGTCCCGTAAACAGCGGGATGTAATAGTTCCCAGCCTTCGCTGTAAATGTTTTCTGATAGCACTTCTAACCCCAGCTCCGCAACAGAATGCAAATGCGTAGGGTGTTGGTTTCCTTCTTCGTCAATATACTCCCCTAGTGCTTTTATCTTATTTTTTGCTTGCTCTTCTGAATTAAAAGCATATTTACCTATATGTAATCCCATAGTTTATGATGTTAGTGCCGCTAATTCCGCGTCTGATAATGCTTCTTTATATACTATTAATTGTTTTAATCTCCCGTTAAACCCTTGTCCTGTTGATAAGTGCAGTTCCGTTAATTGATTTGCAGTAAACCCTCCCGACAATGTTCCTGTTTGAATAAGCGCCCCATTGCGAAATGTTTTTACTTCTGTGCCATCCCATTTAACTGCAAGTTTTTCCATACTTGTTTTCGAACCTTGGAAACCTTTATATAGTGTACTTGTGGAAGTTTTAACGCGAGTAGAATTGCTGCCGTTAGAAGTTCCATAAATACCAACAGATATTGCTTCATTCCTTCCTGTTGCGGTTAATAAAATCCATTCATTTGTGTTTGTATTTAAACATTGTCTTTCAACAAACAAAACACCCGAAGTTGAATTAATCAAAGATACATCTCCTCCATCTAAATATGAATCCGCAAGACGAGTTGACGCGCTACTTTGAGTTGGAATGTAACTTGTTACTAATCCATCTACTCCATTTGCTGTTTTTTCCATTTGTGCGCCCCATACCTCTATTGTGTCAGAAATTAAAATATTTTGAGGTCTAATATAGAAACGATTAGCACCTGTGTATCCTGTTGATGTGTATGTGATTCTTTGCCAATCTGCACCTACTGAAACTGTATGACTTGCGCCGTAGAAACTATCTCCATAGCCAATTTCTACATTTACAGTTCCTTGTCCGTCTTTTTTTCTAACCCAACACGACACTCCTACTCCGTTTCCTGTTGCAGTTGATGCCATATTCGCCTCCAAACCTCCATCAACCGGAGCTCCTTGAATAGCATAAATTGTTGCTGATTCTCCTCTTGGATTTGTACCTGTTGAAGAAGTTAGTGTTACTCCTGGTGTTAACCAAAGAGCATTTGAAAAGTCTTCGCTATGTCGTATTTGATTAGTTACAGAAGGCTCTACAAGTATTGCACCCACTCCATTCGAGTAGTCTATTCTTGGAATGTAAAGTGCTACTGTTTCAACAAGTCCTTGTGCATTTACTCTTGTAGCCGCACTTGTTCTTTCAAATGCCATATCTCCAAAAGGAGATTCACTCGGCTTTACGTTGTGAATAACATATTCGCTATATCCTGTAGGTGTAAGTATAATACTAGCCTTGTCAAGCAAACCTGCGGTCTCTAATTCTTGAACGCTTAGCTTTGAGTTATTTGCATTTTCAAAATAAGTAGACCTAGCTTCTAGGATCGCAAACAAACCCTGTATAACCGCACTAAAACCTTTTTTAGCAAGTGCCCAACCCATACTTATTCCTAATCCTATTCCTGCTGCCATCTATTTTGTTAATTTATTTTTCTTTTCGTATGATCTTGCTCCTGCTAAACCTAGCATACCTAGTAGCACTTGCATCGTTACATTAGTATTTATTTCAGGGAAGTCTACTGCCCATCCTTTTACTGTAAAAGTAAACCTTAATAAAGGTTCTAAAAATACAGCGTAGCCCAAACCAATTCCGCAAACCCATCCTATAAAAGGTCTCCATCCTGCAACAAATACCGATCTATGAGATGCTTCTGCTTCGTTTATTTTAGTTTGTACTTCGGCTAGCTTTGCGGCCATTTCTAGCTGAGCATTAGGATCAAGCTCTTTTCCTTTAACAGCTTCTCTAATGTCCTTAGCTAGTTGGCCAATGCCTTTAGTTCCTCCCCCGAATAGTTTTGCTATAAAACTCATATATTAATATCCAAATCCTTTTTTAAGCGTAGCTGCTCTAGATCCTTTTGCTGCTCGCCTTTTTGGTTTAACGTTTATTCTAGGAGCTTTACCTTTACCCATAGTGCCTTTTTTCTGATATGCTTTTTCTTCAGTTTTTGGCTTAGAAGACTGTAAAGTTGTATTAGCTAACTTAGGAGCTTTTGTCGGCGCTGTTTTAATTTCAATAGCTTTTTTTGTTACTACCTTAAGAGCTTTTACTTTAGGCTTTGCTTTAGGCTTTTCTACTTTAGGAGTTACCGTTTTAGTAATATTTTCGCTTTTATTAGCTTCTTTAAACGGATTGAACCCTACGTATTCGTTTTTAATATTCAAAAGACTTTCCTGCGTGGTTGCTGGCTTTTTAGCCTGCTTAGCTGTTTCAGTTGCTTTACCTTTAGCTATAACGTCAGCCTTGTTCACACTGCTGTTACGGGCTGCTTTTCTTTTTTGTCCAGGCGTAGCGTATTTGTTAAATTCGTTTTGAGCTGCTTTCTTTTTAGCTTTTTCAGCTTGTCTTGCGGCTATTCTTTTACTGTTAGCTTCTCTTGACGCTTTTCTTCGAGAAGACCCTCTTTTACTAATGTTTTTTGACGCGTCGTCAAATCCTTCTAATGGCATAATTTTTGTTTTTGTTTATTATTAGTATTTACCTCTAACACCTGAAGGGTTAGA